ATCAGTAACATTCGAAACATCCCATCTGGAAATATCTCCATTAAATTTACTACCACCAAACATAGACCACATATAAGTAACATTCGAAACATCCCATCTGGAAATATCTCCATTAAATTTACTACCACCAAACATCCTTTCCATACTCGTAACATTCGAAACATCCCATTTAGAAATATCTCCATTAAATTTACTACAATAAAACATCCCTCCCATATCAGTAACATTCGAAACATTCCAGTTGGATATATCTCCATCGAATTCACTTTCTATAAACATCCTTTCCATACTCGTAACATTCGAAACATCCCATTTAGAAATATCTCCATTAAATTTACTACAATAAAACATCCCTCCCATATCAGTAACATTAGAAACATTCCAATTTGATATGTCTCCATTAAATACACTATTTTGAAACATATTACTCATATCAATAACGTTAGAAACATCACAATAACTGATATGCCCGTGCGTCATAAAACAACTTACCTCGTCTCTTTCCCAATGAGCGATGACTTCTTTTAATTCCTCTCGGGTAAGTGGTTTTAAACGCGGTGACAATTTATAAAAGTCTTCAAATTCAGTTACACAATGTATATTTTTAATCTGTACAATTACATCAATCAACGCATCTACATTTTTAACTTGGATATAATCAGACAATTGAATAAGTTGCATATAATTATCCAACGTGACGTTTAAATGAATCAGGTCATTTACATAGTCCGAATCTATTTCGGGTTCTTCATCAAACTCGTCCAACCAGTCGGATTGGACCCAGGATTGTTTCAACATGATTGCGAGTAATTTGCGAGTAATAATTCATAAAAAAAATATTTCAATTTTATAAGTATAAGGTTTGGTTACTCATAATAAATTTCATTATTTTTTTGTTTACCATCTTTAAGTTTCCATTTGTATGATATTCTTTTCTCATATATCCATCTTTAAATTCTCCTTCATACTCAATTTGTCCATTCTCCTTCATATTGAATTTTACCATTTTCATAATATGATTTACACTGCCCGTGCAATTACAATATGTTTTGTCTGAACCAAATGATTAAGTTAAACAATTACGAAATAACGGAAGAAGATTATAGTGAACAAAAAAGACAAATTGGAGAAATATACGTTAAAAAAATGTATGAAATATATAATGAATTAAAATTATATATTTAATTTGTTACTTTTGAATGTCTATCTCGTTACCGTTTACGTGTAAAACGCTTTTTTGTTTTACGTCGTTTTGTTTTACGTCGTTTTGTTTTACGTTTACCTCCATATTGGGTTTCTTGACGAAGATATGTCAATAGTTCTATTTTTGCATTACTATGCCACGGAGGATTGTCTACGCGTATTGTTTGGGATATAGTTCTTATCTGTTTTATCCAATTGTTCATTGTCCCTTTATCAATGATAAGGCGCATATTCCCTTCGGTTGATAATAGTTGAGACGATAGGTCTTGTGCTTGAATGGATCTTCTCTCTTCATACGTAGATGCATACGGTGTAAACATACGATATAGATTATGTGCTGCCCGTTCTGGTACATCGGTCATATTCTCTAACTCAATATAAGGACATTTTACCTTGATTGCAAGTAATATTTGTAAATGAGATAGCAACATACCTACCCGATTACCAAACGATTTTATGTATGAAATATGAGATACGAACATAGGGTCACCTCTTTCTTTTGTATTGAAATATAATCCACTACAGAAATTATTGTACTCTGACGGAGGTTTATCTTCGGATATATCTTTGGTTAAATCTATATAGAATGTTACACTGACACTTGTAATTTGTCTACGCATTTCAACCTTATTTAAATATTTGGGTAAAACCTCGACCCCTAATGTATAGTCTTCTCCAAGTATTTTATGGCGAGTAAAATGGTCTACAATCGAGTGAGCATTTTTTTCAATCTCTCCTATTTGAACACTGTTTATGAAGAGTTGGATAGGAGCTGCCATATATATATATAAATATAAGTATTTAAAGAAATTAATTACATAATGGTATGTCTTCGCCACCTACTCCAAGTCAACCCTCTATGCCTGGACAACAATGCTTACAACATTGTTGCAAAATTGCAATCTCTGACGATAAACCGATTCTGTTGGATTATTGGAATGACTCTCTAGATGGAAAAGTCATGATTGGTGTAAAAGACAATGATGAAAAACTACTAGTAAAAAGTTCAGATGAATATACGTCTCCTATATTGAAGATTTATCGGGTAGATACCGAATATATTGTCATGACTGAAAATTCTATTTATGTTGTATGTGATAAAATTTCTACTAGACGCATTTCTTAATAAAATTGAAATTATACATATATATTATAATGAATACAAAAAATGTCAAGCGAAACCATCGGTTATCTTGCAATGTACATCGGTCCAATGTATTCAGGCAAAACGACCAAGATAATACAATTGTATAAACAGTTTAAATTTTGTAATGTCAGTACGGTCGTGATTAATTACGCGGAAGATACACGATATACCAATGGTTCTGTCTTAGTGACGCATGACAAACAAGCTATACCATGTAGTTTATCTACACATTTACATACAGACTTTCCATTGGATACAACTTCATGTGCAACGTATGAAGTGTATCTTATCAATGAAGGTCAATTCTTTCCAGATATTGTAGATTGGGTAAAAAAGGCAATCCATCCACCTTATAATAAACGTGTGTATATATGTGGTTTAGATGGTGATTATAAACGAAACGTATTTGGGAATTGGTTAGACCTGATTGCCCATTGTGATAGTGTTGAAAAATTAACTTCGTTTTGTTATAAATGTAAAAAAAGAAGTGCCATTTTTAGTCATAGAATTACTCCAGAAAAACAACAAAAAATGATAGGTATTGATTCTTATATACCATTATGCAGAATGTGTTATGACTCTTGTTTTGAGTCATTGTTATAAAAATTGATTTAGAATTATGTATATATTATCATATTATAAATGGAACGACGGATATGTAATCGTGTGGATATGCATCAAACCCAATTTAAGCGTGATATTCAAACCTATTTACAAGAAAAAAAATTTATGAAGCCAAATGAACTATCTGAATTTATGTCATTTGTCTATGATTATGATAAATTAAGGTTTGCAAAAGATGATTTTTCAAAACGTAAACGAATTAAATCGGTCGTTCCACAATATGACCGTTGTACTGCTTGCATTGCAAATCACGAACAATGTACTCGTCGCAAAAAAGATGGAGAACAAACTTTTTGCGGAACACACATTAAAGGCACCCCTCATGGTCTCGTAGATATTGAATTAATACAAAAGATAGTAAAAAAAATAGAAGTATGGGTTCAAGAAATCAAAGGAATACATTATTACATTGATGAGAATAATAATGTATATTTACCTCAGGATATTATCTCTAATACAAAATCGCCTAGAGTAATAGGTACTTGGATATTGTTAGAAAGCGGAGAATATTCTATTCCTAATCTTGAGAATGATGTTTAATAGTAGAGGATTTAGGTTTAGAATTTATCAAATACATTTTTTTTGCTAAATTATATTCTTCTATCCATTGAGTAGTCAGTGTTCGTTCAAACGTCATGATTACAGAACGCCATTTATTACAGATATTCTTAAATATCATAGAGTTATAATTGAATATATATTTAAGCATTTTTATAATAAGTTTATATATTATGAAATATACTTTTGTTCATCCTACAAAATCGGGAGCACTAGCGTAGAGGACTACTTTGATAAACATTATAAAGATTATATTACAAATAAGGGACACGGCTGCAGTTGTAAAACGATAATAACTCAATTATAATACTAAGAGATGTAAACTCTAGATTTTTATCCATGTATAAATATTGGAAAAATGGCTCTGAAAGATTTAGATTGGGATACGATTTGAAAAACCAACGCAAAGACGTTTCAATCTTAGATTTTATTCATTTAATAAAAAATAACAAAACAAAATTATATAGTAGGTACACATGGAACCGACATTTTGATAATACTACAACATGGATAGATAAAAGTACAGATTATAAAAATATTATTATTATTACCTATTAAGAATGTTTCAATTCCTGTAAATAACGAAGATGAATTAATAAATAACAAAGAAGTTAAAATATTCATAACCGAATATTTTAAAGATGATATTGACTTTATACATAAAGTAGAAACCAACCCAGAATTATTCAAATTAGTAATCTAGTATTGAATCTATTTCAAAATAAAATGATACATTAAAAAACTGGTTAATCCAAACAATACGTCTATAAACAAATACATCCATGCTGATTTATTTCCATTTATGGCATTGTACGAAAACAATAAATATAATAATCCATGGATTGGACGTAAATGGTTCCACCAAATTTTATCACCAAACACTTCAAGTCCAGTTTTTCTTATTCCAGTTAAATAAATATAAAAAAAACCAATTGCAGGTAATAATAATAAATATCCCATATATTTTAATAATTTAACCTTTATATTTTTAGCAATATACACAAGTAATAGTCTTGAACCTATACAACCCATTAAAAATAGCAGAAATCTTTTTTGTATTGTATCCATATACTATTCGTATAATAGAATTGTAAACGGTTATATTCTTGAATATTAAAACATTATTATACTATAATAATGTTGTCAAATAATGATTTATTATTATTGTCTATGATACCTATCCCATTAATTATTACTAAGTCTTATAATTTAAATCTCGTATTTTCAGACACAAAATGGTATATACAATTAATATTAGCTATACTACTTACGGTAATAACCGTTTGGTTCTATAAAGTCAAGGATGCAAATGGAGAAGACCAGAAAAGTATACGTATAAAGGTACGCAAAAGTCTGTTAAGTGCGTGGATAGCCTTTATGATTGCATTGTGTTCCGAATTTCATTTATTGTTAGCGCCATTTTGGATAGTGTTTGTAAGTACATTATTATATCAAGAAGAATAATACATATCATGGACATAATTCTTATTTAGTTACTCGTTTATAACCAGCCGTTGTTTTTTTTTTAATGGTCATCTTTTCTTCTGTTCCATGATGTTGCTGTTGATGACAACGATTACATAATCCTACTAAATTTGCAGGATGATGTTTATACATGCCATGAATGTATCCTCCTGGGTTAGATTGAGATTGTTCTTCTATATGATGTGTTTCTGTCGCAAGAGTTCCTTTACATAATTCACATAGTCCAATTAATTTATTAGAATTATACTTGGTTTGTTTGTCACTCAGATTTCCACTTACTGGAAAATAAGTCTTACGTATGGTATAGGCCAACTCTATGAAATCGTTTGGTAAATGTAAGGATTTTGCAACTTCTAAACCATACATTTTATCTCCTGAACCATCTTTTAATATGCGGTCATATACAAGACAATCTAATGCACGGTCGTAATATACAGTAAGGTGTTTTAATACAACCGTGGTGAGTTGTTTCAATTCTTCAAAACGAACGATTTCATGAAAATGTGTTGCAAACATAAACGTTGTTCCCAGTTTTTGTAAGTGTATCAACCCCGCCATAAATATACTCAATGCAGATTCCGTTTCTGTGCCAGAACATAATTCATCCCCTAATACAAGACTAGACTCGTCCGCATGGTTAAGTATGACACGTAATTCACTCATTTCTACAGCAAACGTAGATAAATTCTTAAACAAATTATCGTTGCCTAAAATACGTGTATAGATAGAAGTATATGGATAATACTCAAATGTATCGCATGGAACATACATTCCAGCTTGTGCCATCACCATACATATACCAATCGCACGTATAAGTGAAGTTTTACCCACCGAGTTCGTTCCATATAACAATATACCTTTCGGTGCATGTTCTATACACCCCATACATATATCGTTGGCTATATATGGTTCGTTGGTTTGTATGTGTTCTATTAAACAATGACGCATTTGTTTTGCATTAAAAAAGGATTTTGAACTTTCAGTAGATATACATGGACGACAATAATTGTATTTCATGGCGACGATTGTCTTGGATACAATGACGTCTAATTTCGCAAGACCTATGGATATAAATTCAATATGAGATACCATATGTTCGGACAATGACTCTACAAATTTTGTATAAGCAGATAGATTGGTATCGTGAATGTGATGTTGGGCCGAAGATAAATCATTCATTACGGTTGTTAATTCAGGAAAGTCTATGGTTTCATACAATCCTCCGTTGGACTTAAAATTTATATCAGTTGCATGTAGGTGATGTATTACACCATATATACAAAAGGAAATATTATTCTCTTTGGTCAATATTTTACGCAATATTTTACTTCTTGATTTTGTAATCTGCAAAGATTTACCATGTTTATCGGTTTCATGAATACGTATATATTCTGTATCTTGTTTGGGTGAAAGGAAACCATTCAGGATTTGTTTAATGTTGAGAAAAGAGGTTTCACATTCTTGATACGTATTCATCCATTTATCTAATTCAACTGATATATTAGGTTGTAAAATATTATGTTCAAACTTGTAATGATTGAGCATAGCACAATCATCTATAAGGAGTGTACCACGTAATGTATCCAATATTGTCTCTATTGCACACTTCATATTCCTATATTCATCATTGCTATCCTTTTCAAATAAATAATCACATATCACCGTATGTTGTAACAACGTTTCATGTAATACTTGTATTTCCAACACACTATGATATAAACGATACAATGAAGATGGCGGAATCTTCTTGCTAATGATTTGTCTTGCGATTTTTTCTAAATCTATCAAAGGACGTAAATGCGTGCGGATAGTTTCTACAAAAGAGGCGTTTTGCAATAAATAGGATTGAACGTTATATTCTTTTGAAATCCAATTCACATCACATACTGGGGTTGTAATGTGTGAATGAAATAATCGTTTGCCTGGATACGTACAACACCTGTTCAAAAAAGAAGAAACCGATGAATGCAATACGTTAGAGTGCATACCATCATTTACAATATTCAATTGTTTTAACGTATGGTTTGCCAAAATCATACGAGAAGATGTATTATGAAACAAAGGCTTTGCAATTTGTTTTACCAAATTTGGATTATGTTCTTGTATAAAATGCATTAGATAACAAAAGGATTGGGTAGCAAGTGGCCAATTCGTAAATTCGGTACAAACATCATTGGCATCCTCTCCATAAAAGGTAGAAATGATGTGACGAATATAAACTGATTTTGTACAATTGTGTATAACGTCTAACGGCATTTCCGTGTTATAAAAGTGTAATGTTGTGGTGGTACAACCTGCATAATTCAAGATAGTTTGTTTTGCAGTGTCATCCATGGAACCAATAAAAATAACTTCACTTGGAGTATATATGCTAAACCAACGTTCCATCTCATCAAATGTAGTTGGCGACATCACAAAAGAGGTTTCATATTCAAACATATGACTTTGTCCTGTTATAATATTCACTACAGACATACCACATACCATTTTTTCTTTTATAATTCCGTATGTTTTTGTCAATGGTTTATATTTCTCCATCCATATACACAATATATGGTTGGAAATCGTTTGATTGGTTAGACCTCCGTACATATCATTTGCAAGGTATGTACCTGGCGAATAAATCGTATGTAAAACACGATTCATTCCTTTTTTAGTACTACTTGGTTCTTGAATATACACTACAACCGTATATCCATTGTCCATAAAATACGGAATATATTTGTCCAAATTGTAATCACGAAATCCCGCCATTACAATTTGCCCATTCATATAGGTCATTTTTTTATCGGCAATTGCCAATCCTCCACAAATTTGTACGATAGTCTGGATGTTACTTTTATCCGTTATTGTATCTCCCACTTTATATCCATATATTTCAAAAAATGCGCCTACTTGCATCAACAAGGCAACCTTATCGCCATATTTTTGTTTATATTCTTCAGTCAATCTAAAATATTCTTCATGTATTTTCTCTTCCATACTATTATTCTTTTTATATCTTTAAGAGGTTTATAAATTATACTTACGTTTGAAATCGTTTATAGACGCAGTTATCGTCGGTTTATTCCATAATATCCAACGACTTAATGCACCAGCACTTGTAACATCATTCCAATTTTCATTGGAGGTATGTCTTATTAAATAACGGCGTTTCATTTCTTCTGCGAGTACTTTATTTTGTTTATAATATTTCGTATAATCATTATACCCTTCTCCACCGAAATGCACTGTAGTATATTTACCTTTATGTAGAAAGATTGCCATTAATTTTTTTTTGGGTCGGGATGACTTTGTAACACTTACAAGTTTCATATACAATATTGTTATATTATTCAGTCGTTGTATACACCCGTTTTGCAGGTGCCGTACTGGTTTGTGCTTCCGATAATTCTTGTTCGTATTGCACATAACGTTGTTGCATTTCAGCAGCACTTGCTTTACATCCACTGTTAATAATATAATTATAACTGATGGATGTAATTAATATACCAGTTAATATGTACCATATATACATTGACACTGTATTCTTAAGGACAACCATGGAATACAGATTGTTCTTTAATGTATCATTCTCATATGCACTTTGTTTAAATACACCTTTCATGCTATCCCAGAAATAATCAAAATTGTCCACAGTAATTTCATTGATGAGAAGACTTTTATCTGAATAAATATGGGCCAATGCTTGTTGAACGATACTTTCTTCTGGTTTTACTTTTACACCCTTTGGGTTTGGTTCTATTATATCCGCAAATATATCATTTAGTCCTGCCATCAATGCAATCGCATAACCAAATGTGTTTGAAAAAGGAGATAACCAACCTGGGAACATTGTAAGTAATAACGTTAATATTCCAAATATAATTCCCCATGGAAGTATAGTTACGATTAAGGCGGTTGTCCATTGACTACTACCACAGATAGATGTGGTTAAATTTAAATTTACAAAATATTCAGCCAATAACACGATTAAGAGATAGATATAAAAATACATATTATTTGCTACGGATTGTAACGTATTTGAGGTGTTGTATTTGACAAATGCATATATAGTCGTCAATATTATAAATAACATAATGGATGTTGAAGAATTTGCAGTTGAACTCATATGTATAGTATAACTACAAATATTATTAAATTTTCCCTAATTAATATTATGACTAACGTTCAGTTGATTGAACCCGGTGTAAAACACTTGTTGAGTAAAACACTACAATATTATCACAAAATTCATCTCCAAACTCAATCCATACGATTTAACTTAACCATGATTGTAGTATTTGTTATAGTATTTGGTGGAATATTAATATATAAATATAAAGGCAAATTAACACCAGAACAAATCTATCAAAAGCATATTGAAAAACAAGAATATATCGTTTCAAAATTAGAACAACTTGCAGTATTAAAGCAAACCATTGACCCAAATATGATTACAAATTTGCCATTGTTGGATCAATCTCCTGAAACGTCTAGAATGAACAGAAAAATATATATTTAGTTTATAATGGAAGATACAGTGACAGAAGCCTTAAATTCATATTATAAATTAAAACATACTTATGATACGAATGTATTAAAATTAAAACGGTCTATTCTACAAGATAAAAGTTTGAGTAAAACACTCATGAAACAAAAAGTGTCAGAATTAAAATTGAAATGTGTTTCTTGCAATCAAATCGGTGGAACGTTATTCTTGCAACATGGTACCAAGTTAATCGCCAAATGTAACGCAGACCAAAGACTTGGACTTAAACCATGTAATTTGAATTATGATATTGACCGTGGAGATTATGAAATCATCCCTCAAGTATATACCAACTATAAAACCGATATGGATTTAATACGCACAAATATTGTTCGTTTAAAACTGGATGTGTTGTTTGGATATATAGAAGAAACACAAGCTATCCCTCTATTTCAAACATATAAAGAAGAATATAACACTTTAGACGTTAGTTTAAAACAGATGAATGAACTGTTTGACAGAATCATTCGTAATACACGAAATCATACGAATATTGCAAACCTATCCACCAAAATTTATAGTACAAAACAAACGATACGTGATTTGTTACAACAATATCAGGCTACAGATGACTCTCAGTTTATACGAGATACCATTCATCATTACATTCATGACTTAAATCCTCAAGTAAAACAAATGAGAGAATATACATATGAAAAAAATGCGATTGAATGTGTGGATGGTACAGACCCTTGCAATGATATCACCAAATATTTAATTCAAGAACCATATTCATACGTTCAAACCGAGATTGAAATGTCACCGAGTGCAATAATACAGATGGTTGAATAATGTAATATATATATATATATATCTAATGAAAAGTATAAATTGGACTGTATTTATATTATCATTTCTTATTGGATTGGTATTTATATATATATCGTCTTCACCCGACGAAGAGGTATATGTATATCCTACTCCCGAAAATGCAGGTACAATTGAATATAAAGACAAGGCAAACAATTGCTTTGTCTATCAAACCAAAAAACAAGCTTGTCCTAAAACCGACATTAAATATATACCAATACAGGAATAATATATACACTATATATGACAAGCAAAATTTATCAAATGTTACATACAAGTTACGGTAGATTGGTTATATCGTTGTTGTTAGGATTAGGTTTAGCTAGTTTATTTAAAAGAACGTGTAATTCTAAATCATGCTATAAATTTGTTGCACCCAATGTATCTGAAGTAACAAGTTCGGTATATTCACACGGAGGTTCGTGTTATACATTTAAACCAATTACAGTACAATGTAAAAATAAAAAATCAATATTGTTTGCGTAATCTTATGTCATATAATATTCACCAGTAAATACAATGAATATTACTACGACGAGTTTAGATGCTTTGCCAACAGGCAATCATGGAAACAATGTAGATCCGGTACAATTAACGGTAACCCCTTCTATGCCTATGCCTAATTCCGAACCATCAGATAAGCCTAATTATGAAAATGAATTAATTACAAGTTTACAAAAAGCAGTTGCAAGCGGAATGACCTCTCTACCAAGTCGCGATATACCTATGCACACCAATGAACTACATGAAGATGAAAGAGTCAAGGCAAATTATATACCGAAACAACCCAATGATTATATTCAACAACAAGATACGATTGATACAATGATTCAACAAAATGCTAACAAACAAAAGCAATTTGATCATATGGACGATATATATAATGTATTGAGTCTTCCATTTACGATTGCAATGGTATATTTTATATATCAATTACCAGTGGTACGTTTATTTTTATTAACTCAACTACCTTTTTGTTATGGTAAATGTGGAGATGTAAAACTAATAGGACGCATTGTAGAATCTATCCTGTTTGGATTGTTAATATATGTTATGACTAAGTTTATGCATTACGTAATATCTTAAGTCGTTATAGTATGGTCTCTTATGGAACATACGTTATATTTTTATAAATGCGATTGGTTTATCTCCATAAATATGTAAATCTCCGTATTTCACGGTATGGTACTCATCCAATTGTACATTGGATAGAGGGATTAAGTTCGACAACTTTTTGTAAACACCCTCTATATCACATTGCTTCCGTTTACAACTTTTTTCAGCTGTACCATACATGTGGTCGTATTTCAGATTAATAGAATTCGTATATTCCTTGAACCATACCGGAGTTGATATTTTTTTCAATTCTTTTAACACGCTATTCAGGAAACGTAAATCATGACTTTCATTTTTCTTTTGACTTACGATATGATAAAAATCGCGTTTATTGGATAATGGAAAAGTACTAAAACCATTGTACTCTCCACATTTAGGTTTACATTCATCTAGTTGACATACTTGTTCATAAATGTCTTTGGAAGTTTCTCCGTCATGGATGTACGAACGACCATAATCAATTATTTTTACAATGTAGGGCGATTTAAACGAAATGACTCCCGTTTCGGTTTGATAATGAAATTGAATGTATTTACCAGGAACAGGTTCATACAACACAACGTTCTCCATATGTAAATCATAATGAGTAAATTTCTTACGCATATGAAAGAGAGGGTAATAGACTTGAAATAATATTGGAAGAATATGCTGAAAGGTGTGTTCGTTCAATATTTCTTTGACGGTTTTACACCCACGTATGTGTTGTATTAGGACCGCCATGTATCTGGACTCGGAACATCCAACTTTTAAATCAAAAGGTTGAGGAACAAGTAAGGTACGAAACACGTCTGGGGTCATTGAGTTGGTTTTCATATTCAACCATTTTTCAGATGATTTATATTTAAATAATCCGTAGGTTTCTAAGAAACAAGGAAATAAAAAAGACATTTTATTTAAGAATTGTCCCACCCGATATTCATACATTAAATTATCTGCAGTAAAAGAGGTAGATGATTTTAAAACGGCATAGGCATTGTATCCACGCTTAGTGTACTGAAGTTCATTGACAAATCCGTTGGCAGAGGGAGCGCCAATTTTTTTGATTCTGTCTACAAGAACAAATGAAAAGTTTCTAAAATACTCTTTGATTTTAACAGCTTCAATCCCGAATGCGATACAAACCCCAGCTTCACTACAAATTGATTTGAGGTACATTTCACGGCGTTTGTGTTTGGTACGATTCATAAATCGTTGGATACGCATAACTGCATGTTCTAACGGGTCATATGCAGTCGTTTGAGGTGTTACAACGACCGAATGTGGAACACAATCACCCTGTTTGTTTTTTCGTGTACCATTGGGACACCGTTTCTTGGTTCCCTTGGGTATACATATATCCCTATATTTTTTCATACCTTTGGGACAACGTGTTAGTATGGGATTCAATCCTTTCGGCGTACAAACGCCATGTTTATTTTTTCGTGTACCATTGGGACAACGCATACTATAGCGGGATATATTAATACCATTGATTAGATTTTGTTTTCGTCTTTGATTTAGGTTTAGATTTAGGTTTAGATTTTTGGGTTTTTTTGTTTTTTGCTTTAGGAACGGATAATGGTGTATATTTTAAAAACCATTCTTCATATTCTTTTGTATCGCGTTTATTCTTTAACTTTTCAAACATTTCTGTTTTTTCATTACGCATCGTTTCCAACGTAGGTTGTTCCCCAATACAATTTAAACTAAATCGTTTTAAAAGCCCCTTTTGTTGTAATCTATTTCTAGACTGTACCATAAATAGGTATTGCGACATACAAAATATACGGTCATGATCATAATAGGGACGATTTGCATATAAAAAAGCTAAATAAAAACTTAACATGGTATCTATGGTGGCGACTTTAATGTCTTTATTATTTATGTTAATTACATTATAACTATGACATGCGATGGGTTGATATATAAATGCTATAGTATCTTCATTTACGATAATTTCATAATGAGGAGCAATGATTTCACCAAGTCCATCCCATTTTTTATGTTTAACTTTGTTATATCCGGTTTCACGTAACCGCTCCACAATTATATTCGCAGAACCCAACGGGTCTTCCGAGAGAATATCAAAATCCGGATTTGATTTATTAAATCGTTGTTTGACTGTATTTGGCATATATTTGCTATATAACGTATTCGCATATCCTCCTAAAAATACAAGACCTAAACGAATTACGGTATCACGCACAACATTGTATATATTTGAAGCGTCTTCTTTCGTACCTTCAAATTTTCTCATGAATTCAATGTGATTACATTTAATATTTTTTAATGGATAATTACGATTTAAAAGTGTGAGACGTTTAAGAACTTTTTCCCATCTGCTTACGTCACCCAGCGGACGCGATAATTCTAAATACATGGACATTCTTAAAAAATCAGGGGGTGCATATAATATCCCATTCACTTGTAACGCGTTTTGTGTAAGAACTTTAAACAATGGAGATGGGATAAACGTGATATCTGCGACGGGTATAAAATTTATAAATACTTTGAACGTTCCATGATGCACCCCTGATTTTGCTTCAATGTCTTCATATCCTGCTTTTGCATAAATATTTGCAAGTTCTTTTGCATCTTCTAACGCGTTTGCACTAAAGAAATCGTAATCAGGTATTTCAATATCTTTATTATAAAATTGGTCATGCAATGGAAGTATGTTATTTATAGCAGTACCTCCATAACATATAAGTTTTTTTGTTTTTAAAAACATTTCCACGATATGAATAATATGTTGCACTTCTGGTGAATTTATAATTTTTTTACCAGATAATTCTTGTGCTTTATCTACTGCTTTTCGTAAAATGTTAAGTTCTTTCTCTTCAAAACTCATATTATTAAAGGATATTATATTTTCAAAGAATAATAATCCGTAGATGTATTTCGTTGTTCATAAGAATAATCAGGATTGGCAGGGGTAGGAGATGGTATAGTAACCGGTACATATCTCAAGGCGGCTGGTTTTAATACAAAGGCAGACCCTTTATTGTCAAAAAGCATACTATACACCTCCATATTGGTATCAAAATTTTGAAAACACATGGATGCAAACTGACATCCACACGTCCATGCCAACTGTGCAGAATAATTTGTATTCGTACCAGATTTATCTGGTATAACCAATGTCATGTTTTTCTTGTTATATTCAATTAATTCGTCAATATCTGGTGTATATTTCACGCCACTGGAATAGGGTACACATCTCATAAATATGGAATTGGAGGCTAGATTCACATATTCATCCAAATTCGTGGTTTCAAATATAGGATTAGAACGGTCTACTATTAGTATAATGCTATCCATTAAGTCGGATAATAAGGTCTGACCAAAATTTTTACCTTGATTCTCATAACTGTACTTAGATCCAAGTATTTTATCGCTCAACAATTCTTCGATTGAACTTGCAATCGTATTGTATATAACCGTGTTTTTGCTCATTATTCTAAGATGTATTATCAAGGGGTCTTTTGGATTGGGACAGGTGCTACCTGAAAATGCATAATCCCGAATGACCGTGAATGCATCTTCTATAGGGACACTGTTATAGGTCTCTTTTATAGAATAATCATCTACAGAAGAGGTTGCAATGACGGGTTTATTATCCAATGAATATATTTCAAAATCAAGACATCTTGCTCCTTGTCCTATCACATTTTTTAAGGCACATACATTCACCACGTCATTTTTAAATTGTCCTGCAGAACAAGCATTAAAAGCGGTTTTAATATAATAGTCACGTAAGCTATATTGATAGTCTGCAATGTCAGTATTTATCGTAGATACTAATGCATAATTGGTGTATAATGAATTCATTGAGTTACAATTTGTTGTATTTAAATGAATTTGACGATATATCCAAGAAGTCATTGTAATTAAAATCAATATCGTGATTACGACTACAATTTGATTTATAAAATTGGAAGAATTGATTACATTTGTTATTGTCTTCGCGGAAAGTGTAGACATATATATATCTTATTATTATTATAAATACAGTTAAATATTAGGTTATAGTATTATAAATGCCAGGTGGTTTATTAAATCTAGTGGCGTATGGAAATCAAAATATTATGCTGAATGGAAATCCAAGTAAAACATTTTTCAAGACGTCGTATGCTAAATATACGAATTTTGGATTACAAAAATTTAGGATTGACATTCAAGGTCAACGAAGCTTAAGATTAAATGAATCTTCTGTGTTTGATTTTACAATACCACGTTATGGTGATTTATTAATGGATACGTATTTAGTAGTCACTTTACCATCTATATGGAGTCCAATTATGCCTCCATTTGTTGAATCTACAGATGAATTCGTTAGTCCATTACATCAATGGCAACCCTACGAATTCAAGTGGATTGAACATCTGGGGTCACAAATGATTGAAAGGGTTCGTTTTACTGCGGGTGGTATGCTTATACAAGAATTTACGGGAGATTATATGCATAATTTAGTTGAACGTGATTTTACAAATACCAAAAAAGAATTATATTATAAAATGACAGGTCATGTGACAGAGATGAATGACCCAAGCAATGCATATGGTCGTGAAAATCAATATCCACATGCAGTGTATGGAGGAACAAACGGAACATTTAACGATGAGATATATGCTGAATTATATAATAAATTAGGCAGCGAACCTTCTATTCGTGGACGTGAATTATATATTCCTTTAAACATATGGTTTACACTGGCATCTAAAATGGCGTTTCCGCTTATTTCATTACAGTATGTTGAATTGAACATTGAAATTACAATACGTCCAGTTCGTGAATTATTTACGGTAAATAGAATTTATGTTCCAAATGATACAAATACATTCACTCTAAATGAGACAAATACAATCCTAGATAATAATCAACAAATCCGTGCAAACTTTAATGAGCAACAATACTTATTCTATAGATTTTTACAATCCCCGCCTATGGTCAGTATTTATGATTCAAATGTATATCTAGACAAACGAACCAATTGGGATGCAGATATCCATTTGATATCTACTTATGCGTTTTTATCAGAAGAGGAAGCAAGAAGGTTTGCAGCTGAACCTCAGAGTTACCTTGTACGTCAATCCTATATTACTCCTTATTATAATGTAGTAGGTTCATCCCGCATAAATTTAGATAGTTTAGGCATGGTTTCAAGTTGGATGTGGTATTTTCAAAGGTCTGATGTACCTGATAGAAATCAATGGTCCAATTATACCAATTGGTCATATAATACACCTTCGTCACAATCAAGAGAAGTTACTATAAATAATAGTACAGGTATAACTTTACCAGATAATAAAACATCTTATCCTCTCATTATTAATAATAACAATACGTATACGTCTGGTGTTTATACAAATAGTAACACGCGTGAAATTATGGTTGCATGGGCATTATTGATGGATGGTAAATACCGTGAAAATGAATTGTCTAGCGGTGTATTAGAATACATTGAGCCTTATATTCGTACACCTGGAACTGGTAAAGAAGGGTTATATTGCTATAATTTTGCGTTATCCACAAACCCTTATGATTTTCAACCAAGTGGAGCTATGAATTTAAGTAAATTTAGTACTATACAATTTGAAATACAAACAATACAACCACCCTTGGATGTGAACGTTCAATTTACTGCTATTTGTTCTCCAATTACGGGTGAAACCGTTGCTACAAGTATGCCACAAACAGGTATTTATCGTTATCAATATAATCTCGTTATCATGGAAGAGAGATATAACATATTGACCATACAAAATGGATTAGCTGGATTAGAATATACACGATAATTTATATTATTGTTATCTAATTATATATCAATGTCGGATACTTCTGCAATTGATGATAAAACAACTACATCAAGTGATACCAGTAATACTGATTCCAATTGGGGAACATTTGCATTGTTAGTATTTCGTTATTTTATATTTAGTATAATCATTATATTCATTGGAATAAATTATATTTTTTTACTGAATTATAAACAGTTAGATATATTGTTTCCAACGGAAATGCAAAATTATATACAAACCAATGTACGACAACGTGGTGGACAGCCGTGTGCAAATTGTCCTTTTAGTGACGTTGATGGAAATAAAAATTATGATTTTTTAGGGTCGTTAGGTTATTCTATTCCTATCAAAGGATGGCCATATTCATTGTATAATTCTTCCATAAACACATACTTGCAAAATTTTAAGAACTGGTTTGCATTGACTGAAGCGTATTCGTTTATAACGTTTAGAACCATTATGAAATATACTTTACAATTTAAAGGTATTAAAAATCTTCCACAACCAATTATAATTATATCAGGATATATTTTATTTATATTTGGGTGTATATTTATACCAATCGTTGGTTTTTTCACATCCTTGATACATATTTTTTCGGCGACTGATTATGCATGGTTCATAGGTATCCTTGGAATCATATTTGGGTATACATGGGTGATTGCATATATAAATGCAATTTACCAATTGTGTGCATTCTTATTAAATTTATTGATTGTACCTAGTTTATTGAATCCCTCTTTGATTGGAAGGTTGTTACAATGTAATCTATCTACATTTACTAATATTTTCACTGTTTTAATTGTAATTGCTTCGTGGCAATCCTTGAATACAACCACTGCGAGTATGATAACCATTGCATATGTTATTATGTTAATAAAGTCCTATATAAGTTAATTCATATTCATTTAAAGATATATTCACAATGAATATAGAATGAGAGAATATGAAGACATTGATACCGAGTGGACGGATATGTTTTCGGAGGACGTATACACGCCCACGCAAAACAAACGTAAACCTAAATGTTATCCCACTGCGCTTCGTGGACGTATAAAAAACGGGAAAACAGGAAAGGATTATGCGTGTATGCAAGGAAGCTACGAAGAATTAAGATACTATAAAGTAATAGATTCAAGGGGGGTATACAACACTCATGGATATAAGACGGGACGTAAAGACCCCGTAAATAAAGACCCAGTAATATTATATTATGATTCACCAAACCAATACATGCAACATATGAATGTAGAATTAACGGAAGAGGATATACAAAAATGGTATCAACATAAAAGTCGTATGTTTCCAGACAATGGTATATTTGTAAAACAAGAATGGGAAAATATAAAGTCAGATAAATGATTAAACAAAAGAATATAAAAGATTGGAATGAAATTAAGGATGACCTTTGAAAAGGGAAGTAAACGTAATCCATTTGCAATGCCGTGTGCAATAAGCAAAGAAATGTCATTGTTTATGAAAAAAAATGGAGAACAAGTAGTAAGAATGGAAGTAACCCAGTATGTAATTGACTACATAAAGTCAAGAAAACTATCAGATTCATCCAAAATATATCCAGATGAAACCTTGACGTTGTTGTTAGGAACCAAGGATATAACCTTTTTCAATTTGGATAAATACATAAATAAGCATTATATTAAATAATACGATGTGGAGTCGTAAGTGGAACAAAGAATCTAGATAATATAAAAGAAATATTCCACCAATATTGTATTCCATTTAAGCACCTCATTTCAACCAAACGTTCATTTGGATTGGTACTTTGAAATATCTGAATGTGAAAGGTACAATCGTTATAGATACATTCCCATTCTATACATGGAATATGATTGGTAATAATACCGTCGTTCATCATACCCAATTGTTTAAACATGTTTTCTATTTTATGGAATATAGTAACCACGTCATCTTCAGTTGCATAAGTCGTCGCTGCAAGACGAATGTAAAACGGAACCAATGGAGCTTGATAGTTCATTACATGTATATTGTATAGAATTATAATTAAAAAAGTATTTCAATTTTATAAAAATACTTTTCATAGGCGATGTTAAAAATATATAATTACAATATTTTTTTACGTGGAGTAACAGATTTAATATTCTGAGGAATTCTCCAAGTTTCACCATATCTATTAATTAGTTTATTTTCATAATTAAAAGGTAAATATAGTATATTTTCATTCCATATATGCGTTATTAATTGTTTTGTTTCGTTATAACATTCAGACCATATTACTTTTTCCCAAGTGTCGTTGAAATTGCCTTTTTCATCTATAGATGCCATATAAAAATCAACACTACAATACTCGTTAGTCTCTTTTGTTTTTAAAATGTTTGTTTTTTTATTAATGCCATACCCATATTCAATTATTATATTATTTTTAATCAATAGTTCTTTTATTAAGGCATAATTACTTTTATCTATAATTATATCAACGTCATCATCCTTATCAATACATGAGTTATCTCTTATTATACCTAAAAGAGTACCATAACCAATAAACCAGTTATTTATATTATTGTCGTTTAGCAATTTTATAATAAACATAAGTGTATTGTTTAATATTGTTTGATTATGTTTTGTACCAGCCATAATATAATATAATATAATATTATGGACGACAAGAACTATTGGCAAATATTTTATTCAACGAATACTCATAATATAGATTGTTCTAATTTCTGTATTTTTGTTATGGATTATTTTAAAGATAAAAATATATTAAATATATTAGATTGTGGATGTGGTAATGGACGTGATAGTTATGCTTTATCAATTATATCAAACGTTGATGCAGTAGATAATTGTGGTTTTTTGAATACTAATACAAATAATGTAAAATTTTACATGGATGATTTTGTAACAATGAATAAAAGTAAATATGATTTAATTTATTCACGTTTTACATTTCATAGTATAACAAATGACCAACATAATTCTTTTTTAGATACAATAAATGTTAATAGTTATTTAGCGATTGAAACAAGAAGCACAAAAGGTGAAAAGGATAGTGTTTTTCACGGAAAAACACATTATAGAAATTATACAGATATTGATTATTTAAAAAATATACTAACTTTAAAAAATTTTGAAATTCTTTATATAATGGAAGAAATAAATTATGCAAAATATAATAATGAAAATCCGGTTTGTATAAGAGTAATATGCAAAAAGAAAGAATCTCCCCTGTAAAAAAAACGAAATGT